ACTTCGTTCTATACGTTTAGCGCGTCGGGACCTGTGAAGGGGGGTGAGGTTTGGGTTAGTTAGGATTGATGGGGGTGTGTGGGTTAGATTCTTTAAGGATGGTTTAATAAGGTTGTGAAATTTGGCTTAATTTTAAATGAACTTTTAAACGGTATTGAATTGCAGTTAAGGCAAAAGAAGTTTGAAACACTAATTTAAAAAATGATTAAAAATCATAAAATTTAACGCAAGGTTTGGTACGTTAAATTTTATGATTGAACTAGATATCTGAATTAAATTGTTTTAGTAGCAGATTCCGCCTGTGACGTATTCTCGGTCGTATTCCCAGCAGCCTCCTCCTCTTTTGTCGAATGTTATGGAGACATATTTATTGTTCTGATTTTTGTAAGCTGCACAGTGCCAAACACAGGTGACGCTGTGATAATCACCACTATTGTATTCGTTTATATCTGAGGTAGATGAGCATTTTACTCCTGCTGCGCAGTCTACTGAAAATCCTACCACTGTACCGCTTCCACCGAGACTGCTTGGACCGGAATCACAGCCAGTTGTGAATATCAGTAAATATGTAAATACTGCAAAAATTATGATCCTTTTCATTGTATTCTCCAATTTTGTTTTAGAAAAAAATGAATGTCTACTCAAAATGATATTGTTTAACAAGATGGTATAATTGCCTATATAGATATAGGTAAATATACGGATTTTTTAATTTGTGGTACCATTATATATTGCTGTTTTTTTAAAATCAAGCAGCGTTTGATTTATTGGATATGTCTTCCCCCTCTCTATGGTGTTTTGCTTCCCACCATTCACGGAATTTCGGTATTTTATCCAGTAGTTCCATTTTAAACCATGTGCGCCAGTCAGGGTCTTTGCGGCCCAATTCATTCATGAAGTTTCTTATTTCTGTGATGAGGGAGTCTTCAAAGCGGTTGAGCTGGCTTCCGTTGCCGTTCTCCGCTGTTTTGGCTGGTTGTTGAGATTCTCCTTTGTATTTTGTCCCTTCACCCATTAGCAGCCAATTTGGTTGGACATTGTATTTTTCACAAAGAGCCGTGAGAAATTTTGCATTGGGAGATGTCTTCCCATTTTCATAAGCAGGTAAAGTGTTTCTATGGATAGAAAACATATCACTAAATTCACCAATACTTAATGTTCCTCTTAGTTCTCTGATCCTTTCGCCTAATTTTTCCTGCATAATTTATTGTTCAAAATGTTGTTTTTAAAAAACAGGGATGCCCTGCATAATGCCCTGCATAATCACTGAATGCAGGGCATTTCAATATAGCTACGATTAAACAACAACTTACGCATGAATAACTAAATATTAATGCATAAGCGATGCCCTGCACTGTTTTTGGTATTGACACTGCATAAAAATATTGCTAGAACAAATCTAAACAGTGTGAATCATTACACACAAAATTATCGTACCTGATAAGGTTGATTTGTTCAACATCCGGGGGCGAAAAAGATTGGATAGTTATGGAGGGGTGTTATGGATAGTGAAACAAAATCAGGAGTAGAAACCAGAATTATTTCGAAGAAAGGAGTGAGTTATTACGGTCGATATTTTGGATCATATGATCTGGCCGGTTACGTTGGTGAGACAGTTACTATATGTGAAGCCGACCAGATCAGCAACGATGTTTTAGTCTGCAGCATCGGAGACTATCAGTTCAATCTGGTTCCCTGGGGTTCCAAATAAAGAAATGAATTTTTCCCAGGGGACCAGAATGTCATCAATCAGCACTCCCTTTTCACTCGTGAAGCCTACAAGGGTATCGTGCGTCATGCTGAATCCGGTTATTTTGCTGCCGGAAAGGTATCTGGTAGAGAGGGTTTTTCGTATTTTCTTTTTCAACAGGGTGAGCGCCTCAGACTGGCATGGAGATGAAGCACTCAGGTCATATCCATCGTTTTGTGGATCAACCTCCCTGGCAGATACGACGTGCATATCCTCAATCATTGGATGGTGCAGGCTGATAACAAAATTTCTAAGGACACCTGCGCAATCCTTAAAAGACTCTTCAATTGGGAATTTGATTTGTTTGTACATGTTTTTCTCCTTGTGTGAAATGTTTTTGGGCCCCACACCCTTTTCTTGCAGAGTAGCGCAGGGGGGAATCTTTTTAAAGGAATAAGATGGTTAAGCAGCTGAGTTTATTTAATCAACCGAGTTTGAATATTAACCGTGATCTGAAGGAGGCTATGGCTTCGGCGGTGAAGCGGAGCGGGTTGTCGCGTGAAGAGGTTCTGGACCAGCTGAACCAGCTGGCTGAGCGGTACGGGGTGCATCTGATGAAGGGCAACGGCAAGGGGTTGACGATGGTCACTTTTGAGAAGTGGCTGAACCCAGGCGCCCGTGAATATGTGCCGTCCCCCAATGCCTTGCTGGTGTTTTGCGGTGTCCTTGAGGACCTGGACCCGATGCGGGTGTTGATGGCGCCGCTTGGGGCAAAAATTATCACAGACAAGGAAGTTGTAATACTGGAATGGGCAAAGGAATACCAGAGCGCGAAAAGGTCTAAGGCCAGAATGCGCAAGCTGGAAGAAAAAATATAAGGAGCAAACACATGAGAATAGAAAGCACGCAACATTCCGGAGAGATTGAGGAAAAACCATTGAGCACTCCAGAGATGCAGCTTCTCGCAGAGTTGGAATCTGTGATTTTGGAGAACCTGAAGGGATATGTCAAAGTTGGTGCAGCACTGGCTGAAATACGGGAAAGACGGCTCTACCGCACCGAACACCAGACTTTTGAGGAATACGTTAAGGACGTATGGGAGATGCCTTTTCAGCGAGCGTATCAGCTTATCAATGCAACAAAGGTTGTTGATAACCTGAAATCTATTTCCGGACTTCTTAGCGAAGAAAACTCAACAATTGTTGAGTTTTTGCCAGTCAACGAATCGCAGGTTCGACCGCTTGTACCATTCGCCCCAGATGAACAGGTTAATGTCTGGATATGTGTGCTCAAGACTGCCAGAGAGAAAGGTGTCAAGGTGACAGCTGCCCTGGTTGCCAGATGTGTGATGGAATATAAAGGCCAGGCCTTGAAGAAGGAAATAGAAAAATCAAAAAAACATCCGTCAGACCGGGCAACCGCTGAGCGTATTTCTGCCAGTTTTAAGGAGTCCTTTGAGGACTTTTTAGCAGCGATTGAGCAGGAACTAAAAGAGCAGTGGCAACACACCAGCAAAACCGCAGTGGTTACCAGGCTGAAGGCATTGTTGGCGGCTGCAGAGGAACTGTAAAGGGGAAATGATGGAACGAAAAACGGACAAGGACAGCAAAAAAAGGCGAAGCAAGGCCCGTGGCTGGATGGCTGAAAACGGTATCCGTCAGCGAGATATACAGCGAGCTTTGCGTCAACGATCACTCACCCAGGTATCAGAAACCATGTGGGGCCTGCGTGATGACAGGCGGGTGTTGGCGCATTTGCTGCAGATCGGCTGTCCTGCCCGTTATCTTGAACTTCCAGAAGACTTGCTGGAGGCAGCGGCATGAGACAGACAGCAACTATTAGTGAAATAACACTGGCAACAGGCAAGCATGAGACCACTATCAGGCGGAATCTTGCCAAGAAAAGCTGTTCTCATATATGGCGGACCGGTCAGAGCGGAAATGAAAAGCATTTTTTTATATCCCTCCTGCCTGAATCGTACCGGATCGCTCTAGTGAAGGAACGTGCCTTACCAAAACCGACAACAACCGCGGGTTATCCTCTCCATGCCGGGGAGGCAGCGGCGCGGAAGATCATCGGCGAGCAGGCCGAAAAGCGGGAGCTGGCATTGATTGCCAAGGAAGCCGGGCTGGCTGCTTTTGATCTGCTCAGCGATGACCAGAAAACGATTGCCAATGCCAGATATGATTTTATCAAAACCTGCCAGACATTCGTACAAGCGGCCGGCATCAAGCCCAGACGCGGGGCACAGCGCAGCCGTGTTGGTGAGGAACTGTTTCTGGAACAATACAATAAGAATAACATCACCCTGGATGATGCAGTCCAGGCGGTTGCCGGAAATACTGTCAGCTGGTCAACCTATAACAGATGGATGCGGGCTTTTAACCAAGGCGGTCTGGCGGCACTTTCCAACAGCTATCACAACCCAAATAAAGGCCGGTCAAGCCTCTCTGCAGACCAGCAGAAAACAGTGATAGAAATCATGATTAAAAACCCTGCAACCAGCGGTGAGAATATCCGCAAGGCACTGCTGGGCAGGTATCAAAAAGAAGTCCCAAGCGTTGGGGTCATCAGGCGTTATCGAGACCTGTGGATTGCGCAGAATCAGGAATTCTGGCTGTTTCTGACTAACCCGGACGAATGGCGTAACAAGAAAATGTTTGCCTTTGGCTCGGCCTCTGAAAAGGTCACCAGCCTCAACGGCCTGTGGGAAGCGGATTCAACCCCTGCAGACCTGATGCTGAAAGACGGCAGGCACTCTCTGATCGGTATGATTGACGTTTGGTCACGGCGGATGAAGCTTTTCGTCTCCAAAACATCACGGGCAATTGCTGTCATATCCCTGCTCCGCCATTGCATCCTCGGCTGGGGCGTACCGGAGATACTGAAGACCGATAACGGCAAGGACTATATCTCCAAACATGTGGTGCGGGTGTTGGACAGCCTTGACATTGAGCAGGTGCTCTGCACACCGTTCAAGGGCGAGGAAAAACCGCACATGGAACGCGGTTTCAGGACATTTCTGCACGGTCTGGTCGAGCTGATGCCCGGATATATCGGGCATAACGTTGCAGAGCGCAAAGCGATCGAAGCCAGGCGCACCTTTGCTGATCGCGTCATGAACAAGGGCAGCGACCCGGTACAGGTAAACCTGACCAGTCAGGAGCTGCAGGAGATCTGCGATAAATGGACGGAAAACGTGTACCAGCACGACAAACACGGCGGTCTGAACGGCAAAAAACCCATTGAAATGGTACGCAGCTGGCAAGAGCCAATCCGCCGGATCAGCAACACCAGGGCGCTTGATCTTCTGTTGATGCCAGCCCCGGACGGTAACGGTATCAGGGTGATCGGCAAGAAAGGCATACAGGTTGAAAACCGTATGTACCAGTCACCTGATTTTGCCGGGCATATCGGCGACAAGGCGCTCATCCTGCTCGATCCGGTCGACCTGGGCACAGTCTATGTCTATCTGATGCAGGAATCAGGAGAGAAAAAGTTCCTCTGTGCTGCCATAGACCCGATTTTCACAGGCATAGACCGCAAGGAATTCTACACCAAGGCCAAAAATCATCAGGCAAAAATGATGCGGGAGCGAAAACGCCAATTGATACAGGACACCAAAAGCGAAGGAGAGCGGGAAGCCTTCCGCGAATATATCGACTACCGGGAAGCACAGGTGGAAAACATTATCAACCTGCCTCAAAAATCAACGGAACACACATCTGCAGGGCTGGAAGAGGCATACAGAGCACTGGATATCATCGATAACCAATACTCAAGTGAAGACCCGGCACAGCTGAGCGAGGCAGATGAACAGAAAGCCATGCAGATACTGGCAGAGACAGCGCCGGAACCACAACCGAAATCAGTAAAAGTAGTGGATGCAAGAGGTAATTTTCACCAGAAAAAAATCAAGGACGCAGACCAGTCAGGCTGGGAAAATCTGGATGGCTGGGAACGGTTTGAATTTCTCCAGACAATGCCAGCACTCACAGACACCCAGCAGAAATGGATTGAGTATTACAAGACCACCAGCGAATACCTGACACTGCAGGATATTTATGAGAATGATGCTTATCCAGGGGCATTTTAAAGAGTCAAAAAGACAATAAAAAAAGCCGTGTTGGCGCACGGCTTATAACAAAAAACAGAGGATTAGCCCCCTCAACTCTTCGGAGGATTGTAGCACATGCGTGTTAAAACGACAATCACCAAAAATATCAAAGCCTATCTGGTGGCCATGGGAGCGCAGGAAGAACGCACCCTGAACGTGGAAGGCATGTCCCTTCTGCGCGGACGCCCAGGCGAAGGAAAGACCTGGGGAACCGCTTTTGTCTGCAACCGGGTCAACGGCGTTTTCGTCCGTGCCCTGCGCACATGGTCGACCAGCTCCATGCTGGCGGCAATGGTCAACGAACTTGGCGGCAAGCCATCACGATTTATCAACCCGATGTTTGATTTTGTGGTCAAGCAGCTCAAAGTCACCCGCCGCTGTCTCTTTATTGATGAGGCCGATTATCTCACTGAGAACATGATAGACGTAGTCCGCGATATATACGACCTGTCCCGCCGTCCCATCGTCATGATCGGCATGGATGACATCACCCGTTCTCTTGCCACCAACGAACGCTTTATGCGCCGCATCACCCAGGAAGTCCACTTCAAGCCGCTGGATAGCACCGATACCAGACTGGTCTGTGACGATGTCTGCACAGTGCAGGTGGCGGATGATCTGCTGGCCAAGCTGCATACGGAATCCGGCGGGAATATCGGCCTTGTTTCCACCGGGCTGTACAAGATAGAGCGCCTCGCGAAAAACGCGAACAGCGACAGCGTGGATCTTGCAGCATGGGGACAGCGCCGTCTGTTCTTTGATTCAAGGAGCGTTTAATGGCCGGTAAAAAAGGGATGAAAAGGAGTGGTGGCAGGACAGCACGAGCCAGGGCATGGACGTCCATGCGAATTTTCAGGGTGTTCACCGCCCCTCAGATTGCGGCAACAGCCGAGATATCCATGGACAATCTCTGGCGATACCTCCGGGCATTAAAACAATGGGGCTATGTAGAGATAATCGGCACAGTCGGCAAGGCAGCTGAAAAGGGATATGCCCAGAAACTGGAACTGATGCAGGATACCGGGCCGCAATATCCAGTACCTCGCAATAATGGCAAACTGTGGGACCCAAACACCGGCGAAACCCTTGGAGGTGATGATTGATGGACTGGGAATATCTGCTGCAAAATGCAGTGACAGAAAGCTCACAGGCTGCGGTAGCCAGGCGCCTTGGATACAGTGCATCTGCCATTAATCAGGTGCTGCACCATAATTACCAGGGCAACACCGAGCGGTTGGCTGCAAAGATCATAGAGGTGTACGGCAATGTCAGTGTGGTATGTCCAGTGCTTGGCACTATCAAGCTGGGACGCTGTGCACTGGAGCGGTCAATGGAATTTTCCACCGCCAACCCGACCAGGGTGGAGTTGTGGGACGCCTGCCAAACCTGCGAAGCGTATATAAACTGACCAGATAAAACAAAGGAGGAATACATGGAACCGATAGATAATAAAGTGGTTGGAATACTGACAGGGATTGCAGAGCTGCAGTCTGACGCACTGATAATTAACAACCACAAACTGCAGGACCGGCTCAAGGCAATGAAAATGACCACGCTGGAACTGTTTAAAATGCAGGGAAAGATGAACAACCACACTATCAGCGGATACCGCAATGACGCAGAAGCACATATGCTGAGGCTGGTGGAGCTGATTGACGAATACAAAAAAGGCTCAACAGACCACACCCTGTTTACTATCGGTCTGGCGGCTGGCAATCTGTCAGTACTGATCCAGCACGTTTTTGAACTGCGGAACGAAGCTGGTTTGCAGCGGATCTGTGAGGAACTAGAACGGACAAAGGAGAAAACACATGCCTGAAATAACAATGCCGCAAGGATATATGCAGGACACTATGGGGCGGCTGGTGCCTGACGAAATGGTCAAGGAGATAGACCGCACCAGACATGAGCTGGTGATGGATTTGGTGCGAATGGCGCTGAGCGTCAACACCGGATTGAAGAAATTCAAGGAGCACGCTTTCACGGAAATAGCGGCTTTCTCCGATCTCTCAGCGATGGAATACGGCAGAGAATACGGCGGTGAAAAGGGGAACATCAGTCTGCTGAGCTATGACGGCAAGTACAAAATACTGCGTGCAGTCTCGGACTCCTTTGATTTTGATGAGCGGCTGCAGGTAGCAAAGGGCCTGATCGATGAGTGTTTGCGGGAATGGGGTGGAGAGGCCAGACCGGAAATAAGACTGCTGATCAATGATGCCTTTCGGGTTGACAAGAAGGGCAACGTCAACACGCAGCAGATCCTGTCCCTGCGTAAATTTAACATCAAAGACGCACGTTGGCTCCAGGCAATGGAGGCAATCAACGACAGCCTGACCGTTGCCGGCAGCCGGATCTATCTGCGGGTGTATGAGAGGATCAGCGGCACTGACCAGTGGAAACAGATAAGTCTTGATATTGCAGGAGTATAAGGCGAAATCCTGCCCAAATGGGCGGGATCGTCGGAGTGTGGTTGCTCCGGCCTGATGATGCCAGCCGATGATAAACGAAAAATTAAATTGAAAAATATGAAACTGATATGTCCATCATGTGGAGCTGTTGCCGGGGCCGATGCCTGGGAAAATGACGCCGCAGCCAGGGAAATGCTGAAAGCGGCCTGTGAGTTGCCGAGCGGCTTGCAACCGGTATTGCTCGGATATTTGAGTTTGTTTCGGCCCGGCAAGTCGGCGCTGAGCTGGAAAAAGGCGTTGCGCGTCACCAGGGATCTGGCCGCGCTGGTGGCCGCTGGTCATGTGCAGGTACAGGGAAAGGTGTCCCGTCCATGCCCGGTGCGGATCTGGGCCACCGCAATCGAACAGATGGTGGAACGGAGAGGATCGCTGCAGCTGCCGTTGCCCAATCACAATTATCTGCTGCAGATTGCCTGGAGCCTGGCGGATGCGGCGGATGCCAGAAATGAGCAGGTTGCCAGGAGCAATGAAGTGACAGGCCATCGGCGTGATCAGCAGGCAGGCGCTGAGGAAATATCGCCGATCATGAAACAGTATCTGGAGAAACATGGCGATCCGTTGAAGAAGGTATCTGGAGGAATAAACCATGCCAAGTAAAAATGATCTGGCAAAAATCCATATTGCAAAAAAGGAACTGAACCTGACAGATGAAGTATACCGTGCCATTTTGCATGAGCAGTTTCGGAAAGAATCAGCCGCTCAATTGACGCCCATGCAGGCTGGCCGTCTGCTCAGACATTTCCAGAACCTTGGCTGGAAGCCGAAGAAACAGCGGAGTCTGCCGGGAATTGAAATGGCGTCCGATCCCATGTCCCGCAAGATTCGGGCCTTGTGGATAACGCTGCACAAGGCAGGGGTGGTGCACAACAGCTCGGAGCAGGCGTTGTTGGTGTTTGTCCAGAAGATGACCAAGGTTGACCGGCTCCAGTGGTGCAGTGCTGCCCAGAAAGCTGTTGTGATAGAGGCGCTCAAGGATTGGGGCAAAAGGAAAGGAGTGGAGCTTGTCTAAGTATATCACCATACCGCCAGAGTATTATCCTGAGATACAGGAACTGCCGGGAGAGCTGCGCTGGATGGCCGAGGTGATTGAAGAACAATTACCTGGCCGGGGAGTAGAGCTTGTTTTGATCTTTGCCCAGTTGTTTGGTGGTGGGCCTGTTTATATGCATAAAATTGATGGATTGTTACGTCAGATCCGAGACGATGCGATCCGGAAGGAAGCGGATGCTGGTGTTCCGCAAAAAAAGATATCTGTAGAATTTGGGTTGTGCGCCCGTCATATTATCAGGATTTTGAAACAGCCTGGAACGATGGAAGACAGGCAGATGAGTTTGTTTTAACGCCATCAAAACAAGTGCCTTGCGGCATTTTTGGAGAAGACGATATGGAATACAGTGCAATGAATGTGCAGCAACGGGCCGGATACCTGCTGGCGAAAGGGGTTGAGGCGAAGCTTGATATCGACCCGGAAACGCTGGCGCCTGGCTACGCAGCGCACGCGATTGGCGTGGGGAAACTGCCTTGCGGCTACCACGACAGCGAGCAGGCCGCGATTGATGCCGGGACGGCTTGGCTACACGATAAGGCTACGCCTCCTGAGGGGCGGCACGTCCGCTGAATTGGCATGGTTAGACAATATCGTTTAAGGGGAGAAAGATGGAACGATACCACTGGACAAACAAAGAGGTGGCGGTGGTTAAAAACCACTACCCGATAGGCGGAGTGAAAGCCTGCCTGCCATTGTTGCCCCGGCGCACCAAAGGAGCCATATACCAACAGGCTGCCAACCTTGGGCTAGTGGAGCGCAAAGCCCCTCGCGGATCATGGCCGGCAACAGAGGAAATTGACCGACTTATCACCGAGTGCTACCGCAACCGACCAGAAAAAGGGGAACTCCGTAAGTTGGCCAAACGTTTGAGCCGTCCCTATTGGTGGGTAAAAAAACGTGGCTCTCACCTCGGTGTGGCCCAACCTGCCCTGGCCGAAAATAAAGAACCTCAATGGTCTGCCGCTGAAATTGAGTTGCTCGAAAAACATGCTCACAAGACGCCCGAGATAATAGCCCGCGTCTTTCGGGCCAATGGTTATGCCAGAACTGCAACCGCCATTGCTGTCAAACGTAAGCGGACGCGGTGTAACACCATCGATATTGACCATTATACCGCTACCCAGCTGGCCAGCGAGTTCGGGGTTGACATCAAGGTCGTTACCCGTTGGATTGACCGGGGGTGGCTGGTAGCAGGCCGCCGGGGAACAAAGAGGGTAGAGAGCCAAGGCGGGGACCAATGGTGGATAAAGCGCAAACACGTCAGAGATTTTGTCATCGAGAGCATAGGTATTATCGACATCCGCAAGGTGGACAAGGTGTGGTTTGTCGATCTGTTGGCTAGTTAACGATAGAGCTCACCGGAGCCGCGCTGTTTGCGGCATCCGGTGAAACGACTGGTTGTAAAGCTACTTTTAAAGGTTAGAAATCATGGCTGTTTCGATTTTTGCAATATCTTCTGCGCTGAGTATTGTATGAGCGTGCAAACAAAACCATCTTGCGCCATCCATCTGCCTGGGCTTTTGCCCGCCTGTGTATTTTCTCACCTGCCTGGAGCCACTAAGGTACATCATTCTTGCGGCGTCGCTCCCGGTAATGTTATTCTTCTGCAAAAACTCATGCACGGCTTTTGCGGATGGAGCGTATTTTGCCGGTGTTTCCGGCTCGCGCATCTCATAAGCTATGCGCGTTGCATCAACCGATTTACCAGCAGCCCTGAGAGTATCAATTTCGGCCATAACAGCGGCGCGGTGTGCCTGGCAAAGCAGGACTCCGCCGATAGCCGAAAAAGCGTTATCTCCGCAGATAAAACATTCTTTTTGCATAATAGATTCCTCCGTGAAAAGATGCCCCGCCGGAGCGGGGCTATTTGCAGTTTACCACCTGATTTCGGCAGGGGCATTTTTGCTGATGTACTCAGCAATACCTTTGTTGATGCTTGTCGATGGAGTGGGATTGCTACCGCTCCAGTAGTTGCGACGCTCAGAGTTTATGCCAGCCTGGGAAAGAGCATTTGCCCACCAGCCATACCCGCCGGCCGACTGATTGTGGCATGTTGCGCCATTGTGGCATTTTCCCTTGCAATGGCTGTGATCGTTTGTGCGGGATTTTTTGATTGCGGGGAGATTGTCGTTGATCCAATTGACACGTTGTTGGGTTTTGCTGATCTTCATGGTTTCCTCCATGGTTGTTTGGGCCGGGGTGATTCCCTTCCCTTTGTTACTTACTTTTAGGCCCATTGGGCCTAAAAGTCAAGGGTGAAATTGCATATTTTTTTATTTTTTTTTATCGACCCGGAAACGCTGGCGCCTGGCTACGCAGCGCACGCGATTGGCGTGGGGAAACTGCCTTGCGGCTACCACGACAGCGAGCAGGCCGCGATTGATGCCGGGACGGCTTGGCTACGCGATAAGGCTACGCCTCATAACGATCAGCGCACCTGAACCATGGGAGAAAAAACTATGTTTGGAACGACGGAAACACAAGCGGCGGCAAGTGCCGAAAGTGCTCGCTCCATGGTTCCAGGTGTAGCGCCTGGTTATGCCGGTTTTGATGATGTGATTGATTTTCTGGACCGCATATCGGATGGCCGCTGGGAATCCAATAAGGTACTGATCGATAAATTCCAGCAGACAAGAATTGAAAAAGCTATGACAGGAGTGCCGGGAAAATGAAAAAAACAGTTTTTGATGATTTTGAGAAGGCCACACTGATTGCCTTTATCCAAGAGCAAGGGTACTTCCTGCGGTACAAAAAAGATGAACTCCTGCGAAGGCTCAAGTACCTTGAGTGGGACCGGAAAACAAGTCAGGTACAAAAGGTGATGGATAGGACGGTCAAGGCCATGCAAGAGATCGACAACTCAACCATCACGGGTAGGATTAAATGGTTTGAGGCAATCAGGGAATTTGATAAAGCCGTCGAGACAGGTAAAGCGATAGATAAGAAGTACCAGACTTGAGGCCACCAGCGGCGGCCTCAAAACTTGATTGAAAATCGGAAGGCTCACCGCCGTCTGCGTGAGCCGTTTTGTTAGGCCATTTGGCACATAACTTAAGGAGCAAACCATGCCACTTACCGCTACCCTTGATATGATGCGGAGCCTTAAGGGGGGCTCGCAACTCAAGGTGAAGAGATCGTTTGACGATTTCTTTGCCGACCGCATCGTTCAGTCAACATCCGAGCCGACCTTGCTTGATGCCATCGAGAGGCTGGCCAAGACCATGGACTCCAGTATTGAGTTGGTGGGTGGAAAGCGCACCGCCGCTTTTATGGCGTCCGCTAACTCCGCACAGGCCCCGGCTATCCTAGCTTGGTTGCGTAAGCATCCACGCATTGCCGCCATGATCTCGGCCCTCCGTAACGAAGATGATTATCAGGTGGCCGTTGCCTCCATCGTCTTGCCGCCAGTTTCGGGCGATGAGCATACGGCCATAGCCACCAAACCAAGTTTTGACGTGGCCATTACCGCCGAACTGCTGGCACCATTGGCCCACGGTGCCGATGGCAAGGCCGGAAATGCCACCCTATTCCGCCGCCGGCAGGTGATCACTCCAGGCGGCCAAGTGATGGAGCTGCCGTTTTATGCCGGGAACGCTATCCGGGGCCAGATCCGAGACCTTCTGGCTGACCATCTTTTGCGTTCGCTTGGACTTACCCCGCGCAAGGATAAGCCTCCGGTGGCGCTTTGGTTCTTCCACGTGATATATGCTGGCGGGGTACTTGAGGAGCAAAGCAAGATAATGGATGCCATCTCCAAGGAGCTTGGCAAAAACGGATCACTGCGCACGGACGGCATCCGCCGTATCCGCGACATGCTGCCCTCTCTTTCCCTGCTCGGATCGGCCATCGGCAACAAAGTATTGCCTGGCCGGGTTTGCGTCAACGACTTGCGCCCGCGCTGCCTGGAGTGGGGCACCGGCACCATTAATGCCGCCGAGTTGATGGAGTGGACCTTCCTGACCCGCCGCGAGGATTACGAAGGGCGCACCGCCGAAGATGAGCACACAGGCATGATTGCCAATACCGAGTGCATCAAGGCCGGGGCCGTGCTTACTGGTGGCATTGACATCGACACACATGCCAATGACCTGGAGCGTTCCTCTCTTGGTTGCGGCCTGGCCTTGCTCAAGGAGCGTGGATTCCTGGGCGCAGAAAACCGCCGGGGCCTGGGAAAGGTTGACCTGGCCATTGAAGGAGCTCCAGACCAACAGCCCTATTTAGATTGGCTGGAGAATAATCAAGGTGAAATCAAGGCCTACCTCACGGAAATAGGAGCCATCCATGCACCCGGTGCAACTGATAGCGCAAGCGATTTATAGCCTTGAGGATTGCCCTGCTTTGCCAGTGGCCATAGCCACGGGCATATGCGCCGTGACGGGCGACGAGGGCGCCACCATCCCGCGCAAGGAGTTGCTCGGCAAGTCTTTTACCGATGGGGCCTTACTAAAGGCCCCTCAGTCTGACCGAGTGAGCGTCGAGGCCTACACCGCCTTGGCCTATAAGTGGGAGCGTATGAGCTCCTGGATCTGCGATGGCCATACTTTCCAGCGCCTTGACCGGCAAGGGGTGCGGGCTGCTGTCTTTGGCCCGGCCCCTTCCGATCCGTGGACCGCTTACGCTACCACCAGCTACAAAAAACACGGCGCGATGCGGGCCAGGGTCAATGGCCCAGGGCAAATGGTATGGCTCTTCGAATCTCGCTTGGTCGATTGCTCGGACAGCGGTCAAATGCAAGAGGTATGGCAACGGCTTAATGCCGTACTGCGGCAAGGATTTGGCCGCTCGGTGATCGAGTCCCTTAATTGCCCCCCGTGGTTGATTAAGAAAAACGGCATTAAGGAGTGGCTGGCGTTCGATGAGTGGGCTCGGCCACGGTACAAGTCGGCGCTCTACGCCTTTATGTGCTACCTGTTACCGAGCCAAGAGGAGCTAAAGAGTGAGCAAGCTGGATGACCAATTGGCAGATGGCCGGATCATGGCCAACCTGCCACAATATCGGGGCAAGGAAACCGCGCTGATAACCAACGTCTGCCGGTTTATAGATCGAATTGAAAGCCCATATCTCTCGTTGTCCTGGGGTAAGCAGTCTATCATCTTGGCCCATGTGGTGGCCATTCATCGGCCGCACACCCTCTGTGTGCACTGGACCGGGGAGGATGCCGAGTTGTTGGGTGATTTTATGGCCGTTAAAGAGGCCTTCATGGGCCGCTGGCCCTTGAACTATCTGGAGTGGCCCCGCGCACTGTCGCTTAAAGAGGCGATTGCCGAATATGACAATAGCCACCACCATGGAGGCCAGATTGTCGGCATCGCTGCCGAGGAGAGCAAGGGCAGGATGGCCTTATGCAAGACCTTAGACCACGGACGTTGCAAGCTCCTGGCCGATGGCCGTAGCCGCTGTTACCCCATGGCCTGGTGGACAGTTGCCGACCTGGCGGCCTATATTGCTAGGTATGAGTTGCCACTACTGTCACCATACCGGCGCTTTGGCTTGGAGGTGCGCACCTCAACCGGCTGCAGGCCAGGATCCTACACCGAGAGGGCGCTTGACCTAATGAACTCAACAGATGCCGCCGAGATGCGTGATCTCTGGCGTCAAAGGGGATTGGCATGAACTTTAAAGTGATTTTCCATCTTGACGGCTCAGGGGTCTGTTATGATCCATCCGAGCCACTGCACCTTGACGCCTTACTGGCCTGGTGCCTGGCCCCCATGCAATGCAAAAATAAGGAACTTGGCCGCGACGATGTGCCTGAGTTTGTGGCCCTGCCGTTGATCAACTCCAGGATCGATGGCGTTAAGGTATGGCATGCCTCGGCCCTGTTCCCGGATGGGCAGCAAGGGGAAGACCTCCAGTTCTGGCGTAAGCGTTTCCGCCAGGGCCGCGCTGACCTAAGTACCGGCGCACCGGTATTGACCAATGGCACTTACCGGGACTGGAACGCGCCCATGCCGCTTTTGCTTTGTCCCAGGATGGTGGCTTTTGCCAGCGGCAATCGTGGGGAATGCAAGAAGGTGCTCAAGAAGCAATTGCGCTACCTCGGCAAGAAACGTGCGTACGGACACGGACGGATCGTCTCTATCGAAGTCGAGGAGACGCCGGAAGACTGGAGCCTTGTCCGTGATGGCCAGGCTATGCGCTGGCTGCCTGATCATAACGGGACTCGTCTGGTGCGTTCGATGCCGCCATACTGGAACCGGATCGACCGGATACGATGCCGAGAGGTCGGGGATTTATTGGCCTAACCAGTGAGCCTTAACCGCCCTGTAATAATTTTTAACTCTTTTTTCTCTCTCCACTTTTCAGTGATCCGCTTCCCAGCGGGTCACTGAAGAACCCCCCACCATACCCTGATCGACACCCCTGCTGGTTATGTGACACCGATCACATAACCATTTTTTTCCTCTTTCTGTATATCCAAAGCATACTATGTAACGCAATCAATCCATGCTCCGGAGGGAAAAAGTGAAAAGACATGCCCTGCTGCTCTCATTTCTGATGATTATATTTACCCTGCCCCGCTGTGCTGTCAGATACGAAACAGCCACCAATCCTGCAGGAGTCAGCGCCACCACCTATGAAGGAAGGGTACTGACCGATGTCGGGATCTGGTCCCAGCTTGTCACCATGTACGATTCCTTTACCAAAACACTTTTTCAAAGCCCAATGCCAACCTCCACACCACAGGCTTCCACGGCACCTCCAGTACCAGGGGGCGGGGGTTCTTCTGCGCCAACAGAAGAACCCCCAATTATTGAGCCACAACCTGCAGTGCCGGAAACACCAACAATAGAAAACAACGGGGAAGTATCGCTACCCACTTACCAGTACACCGGAAAAGAGGTAGCGATACTGTGGAAACCTGTTTCCGAGAGCAATGGCAAGCTGGTTGTTTTGCTGGCCAATACTTTCGATAATGTGCCTGTCAGTATCGGCACGGAACGCGGGAAGATGAATTCTGACAACCCGCGGTCAAACGGTAACCGCCCAACATATCGATTCAGCAAGCCGGGAAAAGACTATCCGGATCCTTCCATCCTGCAGGCAGGAGACAGAAAGTTCTTGGTCACATCTCCTGCCAAGCGCCATGAGAAACTGAAGGAAATCAAATGAGCCTCCTACTCAAACGACAGCAGCAATTTGCCGTTATGGTTGGGCGCCTGCTCAACAAGGCACATGAGCTGAATTTTGCTGTCACCCTGGGTGATGCCTATCGGGATCCACGCTGTCCGTATGGCTCGGAGAACAGCAAACACAAAATCAGACTGGCAATTGATCTGAACCTGTTCCTGGACGGCAACTATCTGGACGATACCAGCCACCACCAGCAGCTTGGCGAGTGGTGGGAATCGGTCGGCGGTATCTGGGGCGGGCGTTTCAACGACGGCAATCATTATGAATGGCCATATTAAAATAATAAAACTGAAAATTGCACTCATCATTATTATTTTCGCCGCGTCCTGTGCTCCCCAGGGCGCGGAAAGAATTGCACCGGAAACGGTCAAGCTGCTGGAAAGCCAACAGGCGGTTGCAGCCTGGGTGCAGACCACCAGAGAAACCGATGAATGTTCCAGCACAGAGGGGCTGCACTGGTTTGCAGAAACGTTCCTGCGCAAAAACTGGCAGGACTGCTGCATCCAGCATGATTTTGATTACCGAAAAGGAAGCAGGTACGGCATTACCAGAAATCAGGCAGACTATGAACTCTGGGCATGTATCGGCGATACAGGTCATCCGGTGGTGGCAAATATTGTCTACACAGCAGTACACCAATTTGGCAGAAGCAGTTGGCGCAAACAATAACCAGAACAAGGAGCAAACGATGGGCGGCTGGAAAACATGGACAGGAACGATCTTGATTGGGCTGTCAGCGGCGATGAGAGCCACTGGTTACGAGGAATATGCTTCGATCGTTGAGGCCATCGGCGGCATGCTTGGTCTTGTCGGCATTGGGCATAAAATAGAAAAGTCGCGATGAACAGTGATGTCGTGGCGCTGGCCACAATCGTCAAACTGTTTCAGGGATGGGAAGTCTGGGGTGTGTTGGTGGCACTGATCATCGGCCCCTGGATCGCCAACCTGATCGGTAATTATCGGATGGTACAGGCTCTCAACAGCCATCAGGAGCTGATAGCCAAGGCGCTTAACGAAATGCAGAACCAGCTGTACGCCAACAGGCTGGCAGATCAGCGGGAATTCGACAAGGTCACCCGGTATTACGAGGACAATGTCAGGCTGGTGGAAGTCTATGAAAAACTGGCCGGGTCGCTGGCTGATATCATCCAGCGTAACACCATGGCCGTCACCAAGCTGATAGACAGAATCGACAACAACCATTTTTGCCCAATGGTCAGAAAAAAGGGAGAAAACTGATGAATAGCAACCGCGCATTGATGCGATATGAAATGGACAAACACCAACAGGAAATCTTGAAAATCAAGACCCGTGTCAAGCTGGTGTTAAACGATCTGGCAGTGCTGCTCAATCCGTCCCTGCGGGAATTTGGGGAAATGGATATAGCCTCTGCTGCGAGGCACATGGACGATCTGGTCATGCTGCAGGGAGAGCTGCTGGGTCACAAGGCCAAAATAGGTCAGCTGGAAGAGATGCTCTATGGCTAATAAGGGCGATCGCGCATTTCTGGAACCACAGGCAATGCGTTTATACACTGACGGTCATGGATTAAGCACGATTGCAGAGCGGCTTGGCGTATCGGTCACGTCGCTGGCGCGCTGGAAATCAGAATCCAAAGTGCCATCAGAAGAGATGGACGGCTGGGACAAAGCCAGAAGCCAGAAGCGCGGCAATGTCCAGAGACTGCGGGACCTCTTCGAGGACCAGCTCCAATATCTGGAAGACCAGCACGCAGAAGACCGGACAGCGCCCATGATGGACACGCTCTCCAAAATGGGATCTCTTTTGGAAAAATGGGACAAGCTGGAAAAGGCGCAGCGTGTGGCGGAAGAGGTGGTCAACGTGGTGAAAGAAGCCAAGGGCGCCGGACTCTCCGACGCCATGGCAGATGATATCAGATCCCGTATTCTGGGCATAGGCGCATGACAACCACAGCGGATGTGCCATATGTCTTTCTGCCCTACCAGCAGGACTGGGCTGCGGATGAGGCGGAAGTCAAAGTGATTGTAAAATCACGCCGGATTGGTCTGTCCTGGTCCGAGGCTGCAGACGATGCACTGTTTGCAGCCATGGCTTCAGGAGATGATGTCTGGTATATCGGCTACAACAAGGACATGGCCGAAGAGTTTATCGAAGACTGCGCGTTCTGGGCCAAGCAATACGATCTGGCGGCGGAGGCGGTGGAAGAAGAGGTTTTTGTTGACCAGGACAAGGACATTCTTACCTTCAGAATTCGCTTTAAATCCGGCCACAAGATTGTCGCTCTCTCATCAAGACCATCAAATCTGCGAGGCAAGCAGGGCAGAGTGGTGATTGATGAGGCCGCGTTCCATGACGCATTGGGGGAGCTGCTCAAAGCGGCTATGGCCCTGCTGATGTGGGGCGGTCAGGTACGGGTTATCTCAACCCATGACGGAGAGGCCAATCCGTTTAATGAGCTGGTAAAGGACATCCGGGCAGGCCGTAAACCATACAGCCTGCACAGGATCACCTTTGATGATGCCGTTGAACAGGGACTTTACAAGCGGATTTGTCTCAGGCTGGGCAGGAAGTGGAGCCAGGAGGCAGAGGAAGAATGGAAAACAGGGCTGATTGCCTCCTACGGTGATGCAGCGGATGAAGAGCTTTTCTGTATTCCCGCCCAGGGTTCCGGCACCTATCTGACCAGGGCGATGGTGGAAGCATGTATGAGCGACACCATTTCGGTGATCCGCTACGAGCAGACGTCTGAATTTGTCCATCTTCCGGATGCAGTGCGGGAGGCAGAGGTCGGGGCATGGTGCGAGGATTATCTGCAGCCGTTGCTGGCAACCCTGGACAAGAAAAGGGAATCGTATTTCGGGGAGGACTTTGCCAGAACAGGAGATCTGAGCATCATTATCCCCCTGCAGGAGCAGCAGAACACAGTCTTCAAGGCACCTTTTACCCTGGAGCTGCGCAACATTCCGTTCCGGCAGCAGGAGCAAATCCTGTTTTACCTCATCGACCGCCTGCCACGGTTCCGGCACGGCGCGCTTGATGCCAGGGGCAACGGCCAGTATCTGGCGGAGGTTACCATGCAGCGGTACGGCGCCAGCAGAATCAGTCAGGTGATGCTCTCCGAGTCGTGGTACCGGGAAAACATGCCCAAGTATAAAGCGGCCTTTGAGGACCGTTCCATCCTGCTGCCAAAGGATGCGGACATCATCGAAGACCACCGGGCATTCAAGGTAATCAAGGGGGTGCCCAAACTGCCGGAAAAAAAAACCAACGCCAGAGACAAGAAACAGCGCCACGGTGATTCCGGTATTGCCGGGGCCATGGCATGGTATGCCACCAGACAGGAAGGCGGCGGGGAAACAGAATACAAATCGGTCAGCAAACGCACAACCAAGCGGGGAGCATTTTAAATGGCTGTCATTTTATACGATCAGTTCGGCAGGGAAATAAAAAAACAGAAGGCGCCTGAGAAGCGCGCTCTGGCTGTTGCCCCTATTCTGGACTCTTTCCGGGACTATGTCACAGACGGCCTTACTCCTGAACGGCTGGCAACGATTTTCAAGGAAGCGGATGGCGGCAATGTCTCCCGGCAGGCAGCGCTGTTTGAGCAGCTGGAGGAGAAAGACGGCCACTTGCTCTGTGAACGTGACAAACGCAAGAATATCATTTTGGATCTGGATTTTGAAGTGGAGCCTGCCAGTGATGACGCCAGAGACATCAAGGTTGCCGAGTTTATCGGTGATTTTTTCAAAAACCATTCCGACTGGGATGACTGCCTTGTTTCCCTGCAGGACGCAGTGGGCAAAGGCTTTGCCGCTATGGAAATCCATTGGGATGTTTCCGAGGGGATGGCTATGCCCGGCAAACTTGAGTTTCTTGAACAGCAGCGTTTTCTGTTTACCGACAACAATGGCTTATTGCGGCGCTTTCCCCTGCTGCTTTCTGATGAGCATGCCATGGGCGCCGAAATCCCCGAATGGAAGGTGTTGCTCCATCAATACGGCGGCAAAAGCGGCCATGCAACCAGATCCGGCATTTACCGGGTTGCAGCCTGGATGGTGCTGTTCAAGCATTACGCCATCAAGGACTGGGTAATTTTTTGCGAGACCTACGGCATGCCGCTGCGTCTGGGCAGATATGATCAGGGTGCAAGCAGTGAGGACCGGGCAGCGTTGCTCGCTGCCATTTCATCACTGGGCACTGATGCGGCAGGAATCATCTCCAAGAGCACGGAGATTGAATTTGTCGAGGCCTCGCAGGGATCTGTCAAGGGAGATCTGTGGAAGATGCTGGCAGAGTTCTGCAACGGCGAGATATCCAAGGCCATACTGGGGCAGACCTTGACCGCCGATGTGGGAGAGTCTGGCAGCTATGCAGCATCTAAAACTCATGACGGTATCCGGCTGGATCTGCTCAAGGCAGACGGACGCGCCGAAGCAGCCACCATCCGCAACCAGCTGATCCGTCCCATGGTCGGGTTCAATTTTGGCTGGGATACCAGGATTCCCGGCTATTTTGCCCGCCTGGATGAAGACGAGGATCTGGACGCCAAGGCGAGCTGGGTGGAGAAGATCACCAGAATTCATCAGGTTCCTGCCTCCTGGCTCAACAAAGAATTTAATATCCCGGAGCCGAAGAAGGGAGAACTGATGGTGGGCGGTGGAGGCCAGCAACAGCCAGCTCCTGTACAGTTACCCTTTGCAGCAAAACTGCTGGTTGCCAAGGACCGGAACACGGCAGGCTTTACCGAAGAGCAACAGGCGCTGGAAGAACTGGGGGACGAAGCCATTGAACAAACCCATCTTGATGCCAATGAGCAGAAACTTCTGGAAACGGTGCGCTCCTCTGCCTCGTATGAAGAGGCGATGGAAAAAATCATTGCGCTGTATCCGGACATGGATATGTCCAGCCTGCAGGCGGTAATGGAAATGGCGGCTTTTAACGCCGAGATGTTTGGCCGCAAGGTGGCCCGTGATGGCATTTAAGTTTGCCTTGCTGCCTATGGAGGCAGCACAGATATTCTGGCGCGACAAGGTGCAGGTGTCACCCTCTGAGTTTAGGGAGCTGGAGAACGAGGCCAAGCTCCGGGCCTTTGCAGTCTCCGGCATTGCCAAGGGCGATGAGCTGTCGACCGTATACCTGGCACTGCAGAAGGCCGTCGACCAGGGCACAAGTTTTGAGCAGTTCCAGAAGGAATGCGCAGGCATCTTTGAGCGCAGAGGCTGGACCGGAAAACGGGCATGGAGGATTGACAACATCTTCCGCACCAATATCCAGACCGCCTATAACGTCGGCCATTACCAGCAGCTGATGCAGGACCGTGATGTGCTGGAGTACTGGCAGTACAGCGCCATCAATGACAGGCGGGTGCGTCCCACCCATCTGGCGATGGATAACAGGGTCTGGCCCGCCAATCATCCGGTCTGGGCGACATGGTTTCCGCCAAACGGCTACAGGTGACGCTGTTCGGTCATCGGCCTGACCGGGAGTCAGGTACAGAAAAGAGGACTGAGCGTTGAAGAGGAAGATATCACCCAGCGCTTGATTGAACCCATAGATCCGACCACCGGTAACCGGACACCTGCTGTCCAGATGCTGCCGGACATCGGTTTTGAATACAACGCCGGGGCGAGCTACTGGCAGGGCATGGGCGAACTGCTCACCGAGCGGATAGCCTCCTGGCCGGAGCCTGTTGCAAAGGCCGCGCTGGCAGAAATGGCCACACCATTAGCAGAAAAACTGGAGATAGATGTAGACAACATGACGGTGAAGGAATGGCCAGACAAATGAAAGCGCTAAAAATGGCCCTGTCTGATGCAGCCTGGACAACCTGTCCAATGTGTCGGACGTTACCCGGCAAATGCGATACTGGCGACTTTAAAGGCTGTTTTAATGGGGTTGGAATCTATGAGCGAGCTGTTGTTTGAAATAGATGCGTCCGAGCTGAAAAAGAAGATGGACGAGATCGCTGGCCGGATCACCAGCAAGACAAAACTGCTGAAGCTGGCAGGAACCATTGTCAGTGAATCGGTCAGGACCAATTTTGCCCAGGCAGGCAGGCCGGAGAAATGGAAGCCAAGCAGGCGCGGTACTGATCAGGCCGTCCCGGGAAAGACGGCAGGCACCCTGCGGAACACCAACAGACTGATGAATTCCATCACCAGCAAAGTTCAGGGTGATGAGGTGCTGGTTGGTACCAATGTCGTTTATGCGGCTGTGCACCACTTCGGGGCCGCAAAAGGATCGTTTGGCGAGGTGTTGGCCCAGGTAAAGGCACATCAGCGCACCAGCAGGGCTGGCAAAAAATACAACGTCTCCGGGCACGGCAGGAAAATGAAACTGCCCTGGGGCGATATCCCGGCAAGACCATTTCTGCTGGTACAGGATGAGGACATTCTGGAAATAGAGGCATTATCTGCACGATGGATCATAGAGGGAAAAACATGAAAAAAGCATACACACTGACAGCGTCCCTGGGGACAGACAATCTCGCACCAGAACAGTTACCGGAATGGTATCTCATCTTTGCAGCAGGCTGGCAGCAGCTCGAAGGGGAAGGCGAGGCCGGAAAGTTCCTGGTTGATGAGGAAGGATACCTGCGGATGCAAGCCAGAATCAACCGGCGCGGGGTGGATGTGGTCTTTGACTACGAGCATCAGGCCACCAAAGACGTACAGGCCCCTGCTTCTGGCTGGGCCAAAGACTGGCGCTGGACATTACGGGGGATCGAGGCAAAGGTCGACTGGACGGAAACGGCCAGACAGTATTTGGCAAAAAAGGAATACCGCTACATTTCTCCGGTCTTTTATGTGAGTACCGAAGACAAAAGAATTTTCGCGATACACAGCGTATCGCTGACCAATAACCCTAAGACCAACAATATACAACCGCTCCTGGCTAAACTGGGGGCACAACTTGAGCAGGAGAACGAAATGCTGAAGAAATTGATTGCGAAGTTGTCGCTCCAGTCGGACGCGACCGAAGACCAGGTACTGCTGGCAATTGATGAGTTGCTGGCTGGAAAAAACACAGACAAAAAAGCAGCAAAGGAGGTGATTTCAGGCGCTGTGGTTACGGCTCTTGGACTGGAGTCAAACAGTGAAAGTGAGGTTATAGCCTCCATTCATGCCCTGAAACAGGGCGCCAAAATGATGGTTTCCAAGGAAGACTTTGACGCCCTGCAGGCAAAAATAGCCAAACGGGACGCTTTCGATGCTGTAAAAGCAGCCATGACAGCCGGGAAGATAACTCCCGACCAGAAAGACTGGGCAGCGACCTATGCCGCTGCTGATCTGGCAGGCTTCAACCTGTTTGTGGCCAAGGCGCCTGTTGTGGTTCCGGTATCAAAACTTGAGACAAAGGACACCACCACCGATGACAAGGAGCTGAATGCTACCACTCTCAAAATTGCCGGAATGATGGGCATTGAGTCAGACGATATTAAAAAATTCGGTTTTGCTTGAGCGCAGCTGATACAAACGGTTTACCAACCAAGTAAGGAGACAGTACAAAATGACTGCACAAACAGAAGATCGTGATGCCCATCATAAAGAAGGTAAGGAGCTTGCCTTTCCAGTTGCGGCGTCAGAGAAAATTTTCGGTGGAGCGCTGGCCTGTGTCAATGCCAATGGATACGCGCTCGAAGGCTCTGATACAGCGGGGCTGATTTTCCAGGGAGTTGCAACAGCCAGGGCAGACAACAGCTCCGGCTCCAACGGCGATATTGACATTGTCCTGCGCAGACGCGGATTGGTGAAGGTTGTTATGGATACAGCCATCACCCAGGCCAATGTCGGTGACGAGGTTTTTCTGGTTGATGACCAGACAGTTGATCTGGTGGCCAACGTCACCAACAATATTTTTTGCGGTGTGATTGCCGAGTATCTCGACACCACACATGCCATGATTGACATCGAACCTGCAATCGTTCAGGCGGATGTGGCGACACACATTGCCGACACCACTGGAGCCCATGCTGCCAGCGCCATCAGCATGGCAGATGCTGGAACGTTCACCGCCCAGACAGAAGTTGAAGCGGCATTGCAGGAAATCTATCAGCATCTGCTCAGCGCCCAGAAGTTTATCCAGATTATGCTGGGAGATCTGATTGAAACAGATGCCACTAATGTCGTGGCGCGTCTCGGAGTCAGTACCACTCCGGTTCTGGACATGGCAAACGGTGACACTGATTCCGGCCTGCTGGTAACATGGGTTGCGAGTAATTCCGATGCGGTACTTTTCCAGACACCGCTTCCTCCGGATCTTGACGTTGCCTCTGATCTGGTTATCCATTTCCGGGCAAAATCCGGTGGCGCCACTGATACTCCAACCATTGCTGCGGATTCCTACTTTAACGAGGGAGACACCAAGGTTGAGGACGTTTCCTCCGCCCTGGGTGCAGCATACGCGGAGAACACCATTACTATTGCTGCTGCCGATATTCCTGCAGGGGCACAAACTTTGACAGTTGAACTGACACCGGGAGCGCACACCACGGATACCGTAGTGCTGTCCGCAATCTGGATCGAGTACACGGCTGTACTGCTGACTGCATAAGTTAAGTTGATTTTTAAATACGCATAGTAAGGAGATTCAAAAATGATAGTAAACGCAACTGTCCTGCAGTCTATTTTTATCAATCTGCGGACAACTTTTAATCAGGCTTTTGCCGGGGCGCCATCCCAGTGGCAGAAAATCGCCATGATGGTGCCGTCCACCACCAGTCAGGAAGATTACGGCTGGCTCTCCAATTTTCCCAAAATGGTGCGCTGGCTTGGGGATAAAACCATTAAATCTTTGTCTGCCTATAAATACAGCGTGGTCAATGAGGATTTCGAG